CCTAATTGTTCAGTAACAGTGGATATCACTTTAGGATCAGTAATAGAACCCATAATTTTATCAACCTGCGCTGTGTGTTCAGGCATACTTAAATCTAATCCGGCGCCCGCAATGGCTCCGTTAATTCCACTGGCGTTGCCTAATTTTACTGTGTTTAATTTATCAATAAGTCCAGCTGATGTGCCAAACTTGGACATATCCTTTAAATCAAACGCAGGGCCAGCAGCTTCAAATGCCTTAGCGGCATTACCTAAATCACCAAGTGCGCCATCTAATCCTTGTGTAGCCATAGAACTCATGTTAGTGATGCCCGTGCCGTAATCACTAAATGACGTATTTGATATAAAATCAGTTGCTTTCTTTAATTCTATCGAATCAGCAATATGTCCCTGTGATTGATTTAAAATTTGTCCAAATGCAGCATGATTGCCCGGAGGCAATAGTTGTGATTGTAGAGCAGTTAAATTTCCTTTTGCTGATGTGATTCTTGCGGCCAATGCTAGACTAGGTGCTGTGTTGGCAGCTATTAAATCAGTAATTTGACTGTCCATGTTAGCCATAGCACCAGTCACGGTCGGTGCAAGTGTTAATGCCGTGCCTTTAGCAATACCAACCATAGCAGTAATGGTACTAGGAGTAAGTGCACCGGCAGCAGTAGCTAGAGAAACTTTCATATTCTCTGCTATAACACTGCCTGCTTTTGCAGTTACTAAACTAATATCATGTTCTGCCATGCTCGATCCTAAGTTATAATACCGCCAGCGCCTGCTGGTTCAATACCCGTTGTTGTTTGTATATAGTGGTTTACTAATGCACCGCTGGTCTGTGCATGCAACATTACATGACGTTTATCGATGTGTATACTCTTATTTAACTCAGATGTAAATAGGCTCTGCATCAGGCCAATGCCCTGTGGACTTGGTACTACAATCATTGGTTTAGATACGATGAATTCATCAGCAGTTTCTTCTAATACTTTGGCAATAACTTCATCACCATTTACTAGTTTAAATGATACTAATGTATCTTTGTCATACTTATTAGTTACTAGCACTTGTTTCCCCTAACATTTCATTTAATTGTTCGTTGGTTAATTTTTGTAGTCCTTGGTAGCCACCTGATACAAACAGTTTACCGTCTTGATAAATCTGTGGTACTGTACGATGCCCTTCACTCATGATAAACTCGCGTGCGTCTAAATCTTCATCAATTTTAATTACTTCAAACGCAATCTTTTTCATTGTTAATAAATTCTTTGCCTGCTCGCAAAAAGGGCAAGAATCTTTTGAATACACAGTTAACATATTGGCTCCTTTTATTATTATAGTGTTGGTAATTCATCATAGTTCATCTCATCACTCATTACGCCAATTACGTAGTTAGTTGACTCTGACTCTTGTAATGCTGTTTGTTTTTTACTTGTATCGCTATGCTTATTGAACCACGGAATCGGAGTTGATTTAGGCGCAGGGCTAGTGTAACGTATGCCAATTTGTTTTAAGGCATCTACGGCTGTATAATCAACAAAATCTTTAAGAATATTAGCGTTTAAGCCAATAACTGGACCCATTTTGAACAAATAATCAGCCCATGCCTTCTCTTCGCGAATAACGTCTAAGTACATTTGATATACTTCAGCTTCACATTCTTGTTTAATAGCCGCAAAGCGTGGGTCTTCTTTAACTACTTGATTGATTAAAAATGCAGTCCATTCTTTATGTAGTAATTCGTCTTGTAAGATTAAACTAATAATGTTACCGTTGCCAATAAAGATACGATTTTCTACCATAGCTAAACTGGTAGCAAATGACACCATAAAGCGGAATGCTTCTAAGCCATAGCTAGCGTGTAGAGCTAACCAGATTGCTTTGATGTGCTCCGTTTCACTAACTTTATTGCCAAGTTCGGCTTGACAATTAATTACATGCAATTTATCATAATAGTTACCAATTGTGCTAGCCATAGATACAATCTCTTCAGTATCATGAATGGTGTTAAACACATCTTTTGGCACGTTGTAGATATTACGAATAATGTGGCTATAGCTTTTACTGTGAATGTTAGTTTCGAAGAAACTCCAGTTACTAATAAGTGCTTCTAGTTCAGGTAAACTAACTACTGGGCCAAACACTTGATTAGGTGCGCGACCTTGTAAACTATCTAAGGCTGTTTGGCGTAGCAAATTACTAGTAAAGATATGCTTAACAGCATCACTGGCACCTTTGAAGTCATTGGCATCTTTACTTAGACTAATTTCTTCTGGTTGCCAAAAGAACCCACGGGCAGTAGCTTCAAAGTCTGCAATCTTGTTATACTTAACTTCTTCGAAACGTTGTACTGTTACTGGTCCGGCTGGGTCAAGGAACATCTTACGTTGTAGATAGTTTGTTTGTTTTGCTAAATTGTATTGTGCTAGTGACATATTATTTCTTCTTTAATTGTTCGAATAATTCGTGTAAAGGGTATCCTGCATTACGTTTAAGTTCCATTAATCCAATAGCATGCCGAGTTCCTACATACTGCTCCTTAGATTCCGACAATACGAATACATATCGACTGTGATTGTGATCGCCGAGATATTTAGACAATTCATCCGATGACATAACTGGGTTCAATACATATTGTGATGCTTGTGTATCATATACAGATATGTGATTTCCCTGATTAGCTATTCTTGTCCATAACTTTACTGCATCAGCAGATAACATACTATCACTAGCAAAAACTAAATTTAAATTTGAAAGATCCTGTTTAATAAGCAGATACAAATCACTAGCATAAGGTGATACTTTAGATGCAATTGCTGGATTTTTCGAGGTCAATGTAACTTTACAAAAATTGCCATTTACTTCGGTGTCGACAATAATAGCGACACTAGCAGCATCTGCGGTTCCTATCCAATATGTTAATTGGTTTTCAGATGTTAGTTTATAAACATTATTACCAAGTTGTTCTGGCTCTATTCCATCAGATAGTAGTTCTGTTAACATTTGATGTTGTGCTTCAAATGCATTATTAGCAGGAACAACCCACGGCATTTCTGTCAAAAATGTTCTATAAAAAATCTCGTAGTTGTCCATTATAATTTGCAGCTTTCGCAGTCCTCTTCATTATCATAATCTATTGGTGCCATTGTTGGCGCTACTTCTGCTACCATCTTACTACCTTGTTTGTTAATCAGGCTATAGTAGAATGTTTTAATGCCCCACAACTGTGCCTGCATTAAGTTTTTAGCAATCAATGTAGTTGGAACTTTACGATCCGCAAAGTGTGCTGGATTGTAGAAAGTGTTAGTGCTAATACTTTGATCCACATACGCCGCTAGTACTGCCGCAGTTTTTAAGTATGCGCTACAATCTTTTTGTTCCCACATGAGTTGATATTTATTCTTTAACTTGTGATATTCCGGTACAACCTGTGTAAAACTGCCTGCTTTGGATTCCTTAACACTAATCAAACTCATTGGCATTTCAATACCGTTAGTTGAGTTAATAACAACACTGGAACTCTCAACTGGTGCAATGGCCATTAGTGTAGCATTACGTACACCATACTGCTTCATATTACCACGTAGCGTTTCCCAATCTAGTTCAGGAGTAAAGTCAGCTAGTTCATTAACACCGTTAGCACGATTCTCCCAAGGAAATTGTCCTTGCCCGTATCTAGTCTTATCACTGTGTAGACATGGGCCGCGCTCTCGAGCTAGTTCAACTGTGGCTTCTGTTAAGTAGAATGCTTGATGTTCCATCCAGCTCTTAACTTCTTGTAAGGCATCACTATCGCCATATTGTAAGCTACGTTTAGCATGCCAGTAGGCCAAGTTAGTAATACCAATGCCCAATGGTTGTAGTTCATCGTTTGACAACTGACTTTGTATGCTTAAGAAGTCTTGATAATCCAAAATGTTACATAAGCTACGTTGTAAGATACGGCAAGCACGACGCATGTCTTCTGGATTGCGGAAAGCACCCCAATTTATACTACCAAGTGTACACAGGGCAATGCGACCAGTTGGATCATCTAAGCGTTTGAATGGCTTAGTGGGTAGTAAAATCTCGCAACACAGATTACTTTGATAGATAGTATGATATTCTGGATCAAATGGTCCTTGTTTCATAACATTATCAATAAACACTAGATAGATACGTCCTGTATCTGTACGTTCTTTTAAGATGCCGCCTTTGAATACTTCTTCAGCTGACATTGATTTCTTACGTAGGTCTTTACGTTTTTCATACTTAACATATAACTCTTCGAACAGTTCTGTATTGCTATAGAACGCTTCATATAAGTCAGGTACTTCGTTAGGATCAAAGAATGTAATCATTTCTTTGTTCTTAAATCTGCGCCAGAACATAGCATTAAGCACAACACCATAGTCCATATGACGTACACGTGTTTCATCTGTACCTTGATTGTTCTTAAGCACAATAAGGTCATCAAACTGATGATGCCAGATAGGGTAAAACACAGTAGCTGATGCGTTACGTATGCCGCCTTGCGAACAGCTACGTAAATCACCAAACCACTTCTTAAGGAAAGGAATCATACCCGTGTGCATGATTTCACCGCCACGAATAGGACTACCCAATGGACGCAGGCGGCCAATTTCTAAACCGATGCCAGCACGCTTGCTTGCATATTTGGCCATCATTTCTCCGCTAGCAAATATACTATCCAAGTCGTCATCACTGCGAATAAGCACGCAAGAACTGAATTGTTTCGTTGGAGTGCCGAGTCCAGCAAGCACAGGAGTGGCAAGAGTAAACAAACCATCACTAGACGCATTGTAATATTCCTTGATATATTTTAAACGCTGGCCTGGCAATTCGTTATGGAATACAGTGGCTGCCGCTACCATATAACGTATTTGTGGCGTTTCATAAATTTCTTTAGTAGCACGATTTCGTACTAGATACTTTTCAATTAGTTGTTCAATAGCCGCATAGCTATATTCTTCATCTTTAGCGTGATCAAGTATGTCATTCATCTTGTCCCACTCTTCTTCAGTGTACCATTGTAGAAGTTCTGGAGTATAGAGGCCAACTCCGATGTTCTTCTTAACAATTTCTAGTAAGTGCGGAACTTGATAATCGCCGTAGACGTCTTTACGTAACATACTTAGGCGTTGTTTGCCTGCTACATATTGATAATTTACATGCCCAACATCTGGGTCGTGTTCGATATCAATTAAGTCTACAATGGCACGTAGGGTTAATTCGTCAATTTCTCTGGTGCTAATTCCATCGTAGAAGTGTGGTTGTGCTTTGATCTCAATCATACTCTGACTTACATCAGCTATACCTGCACAAACTTTACTTACTTGGGCTTGCCATTTACTAACGTCTAATGGAACGATGGCTCCGCTACGTTTTTTAACTTGAATATTGCTCACTTGATCGCCTCTTATTTTAATACTTGTCTAATTGCAAATCTTTACTCGAATATTGATACAACAAATCTAACTTACGTTCTTCAATCTGTTTTGTATTTACTATCTCAAAGGGGTAGTAATTAAGAATATATTTCCCACTGTCGATCCACACTAAATTGTGTCTACTCTTCTCTTTATAGTCATAATACATGCGAAACTCTATAGGAGTTGCTTTATGACTAGTGAAGTATATAGTATACATTATTCCTAGTGCTTTAGCAACGTCACAATAGTAGTTTTCGGCTAATAAAGTCCATGGATCGGGCCAATTAGTTGGGTTATTTGGGTCTAAGTAATAGGTAACAAATGGAGCACTGCTCCACATGGTATTTAATTCAGCGATAGCTTTAGACAATGGAAGATCGCTTAACGTGTGGCGAAAATCTTTCCACTGCGCCAATCTATCATTAACTCGCAGATTCCAAAAATTTGTCCACATATTAAACTACTGTTCTAAGATCTGTATAAGTGTATGTAAGGTTGGCACTATTGCCAGTGCTGGTTGTTGTATAACCTAATATCGCAGTATTAGTCACAGTGTTACCTGTAAAGTATAAGGTAACGCCTGTAGTTGATGTTTCTGTGTAATTATCTTCAAAGGCTACAGTAGACCCTGCATAGTTTGTAACACTAATAGTACCAACTCTGTTTGTAGTGCTTCGTGTAATGTTATAATTAATAATTTGACTAGTTAGAGAGTCTATACTAACATTGCCAATATTAACAATACTGGATTGATTGTCAGTCAAGGTTACTGTGGTTGGTTCTAGATTACCTACAATAGATGAGATGTTAGATATAAAAGCGTTAAGGTTAGCAATATTAGCATTAACAGCAGCAATCTCAACATTGATCAACCCTGCACTGTATTCAGTTAAGATTTCCGTCACACCGGTGATAGGTGCCCCTTCTGCTAAGGTTCCTTTACCAATGAATAGTCGTTGACTGTCAACACACCAGCCAAACTCACCAGTGTCTAATGCTGGCAGGTCTGTTTGCAGACCACTTCGTACTTGTATTTTGCTAACGGTAATAACAGCCATATTCCTAACCTTCTCTTATTCTTATATTTATGCTAGTCGGTAATACTGCTCAACTCTTGCTAACCAACGTTCAGTCCATAAATCCCAATCGCTACCTTCAACAGTCCATGTCTGATATTGCACCTGCTCGTTAGGTTTAGGTGCCACTGCCATTAGAATAACACCCTGGCGAATGTCTGTTCCGTGTGTTTCGTTATGTGCTAGTCCATATGCCGCTAACTGGAGAAAATAGTCTTCAATCCACTCCAATTTCTTAGGTTTATTGGTCTGTTTGTAGTCTAAAATGGCAGGTTTTTGCTTGTAAATACCACATG